GTACCGTAAACGTGGCGCTGCTCGACTTGTCATTGCCAAAATCTAGAACGCACACGGTGGGGTTTGTCGTGCCGTTGGCCTTGTAGATCAGAGCACCACGAGCCGTGATCGCACCATTCCACACAGCGTTGTCAAAAGACAAATACGCTACCGATCCACTGTTGCCTGTCGTTGGAACTTGCGCAACCACCAATGTGTTGCCGCCCGCCGTGTAGCCAGAAGCAACAACTTCACCAATCGACGTATACGCAGTGGTCGTAGCATCCAGAGTAGCGGCGTTGGTGTACAAGGCGATCTTGTACACGTCTGTGGTTCCGGTGTTAAAGTTGAACGTCCCATCAAGCATGCCAGTCTTGAATGTGTTGCAAGCATAGTTTCCAGTAAAAGCCAAAGTTTTTCTCCTTAGCCCACTGGCTGTCGGTACTGCCCACTTCTGTAGGCATCTTGACGCTCCATACCATCGCCCAAGCGTTTGGCCAAAGATAGGGCTTCCATATATTTCTGGTTATACAGCGACATTATGTCCGCCTCACCTTTCATATATGTGTACGCTTCGACTAATGAGCCATATAGCAATACCGTATCAAAATTATCTCCGAGCCAAGTCTGGCCAGAAGTCGCGGTAGTGATCGACTCAGGGTAGTAGTAATAGTGCAGCTCTACGCTGTACGCCGTATCGGGGGTTGGACCCAAAATGAATGTCAGTTCGTTTGTGATACCAGAGACAGGAGATACAGTAGGGCCAAACAACGCGTAGTACTTTGGGATCGCCGTGTCGTTTGGGTTTGGGTAGGCTTGACGGATAAAGTTGACATCCTTGTTCAACAAATATTCGTAGTTGCCGTCTGTATCAATGACCGCCAAAGAATACGGCGCCAGAAAATCGTCAGGGCAAGAAACATACTTGTTACTTGCTGTGGTAGTACCCGTCACGTTCTTGCGCAACGAAGGGAACTGAACCGAGTTATAAATGCGCTGCTCAGCCTGCCGTACAAAGACAGGAATCTCCGCCACGAAGCTGGTCTCCGTGTTTTCGGCGTAGTTCTGAATTGCAGTGCTTAACTCGGAATAGTTCATGCCATTGGGCCTCGGGCCATTACGCCTTTAGTAGCTGCGCCAGTGCCACGGATTTTGATGCCGTCGGTCTTAATCTTCTCGTCGCCAGCAGACTTGCTGACGTTGCCAACAGTCATGTCGTACTCTTGAGCCTTGCTCATGTTAGGAGGAAAGCCCGGATTGGTACCAAACTCCACGGGGGCGTGAGTCATTGTTTTGCCGGACATATCATGTGGCTTGGCGTAAGTGCTGGCTGGGCCAACTTCTTTGCCGCCTTTTTTCATGCTGAACTTGGCCATATTAGCCTCCGCGTTGGTTGTTTGCGCGAGCCATGTTACGCCCAACTGCACGCATTGCTTTGCCGGTGGGGCCACCTTTTTTGAGAGTCAGCTTAGTGCCTTTGCCACCTTTATGCTCTTGCTTGTCGTGCTGCTTAAAGGCTTTTTTGATCATGGCTTTATCTTGAGCCATATCCATTTTCATATCTTCTTTGCTATCGCTTTTTGCCATGATCGGCTCCTTACGTTGTTGCTATCGTTACTGTACCAAGACTTACAACTAAAGCCAAGTTGTTTGGCGTTAGCGCTGCATCTGACCCACTAGACCCGCCAACGGGATTCCAGCCCCATTGAAAAATTCTGCTGCCGCCCTCTAACGAGCCAATCGCATTCTGACTCGTGCTTGAGGAGTTGACGATCTGCAAACCAGACCTGCCAGAGACTACATAACTACGGTCGGGGCGTGGATTACGCAATGCCTGTGGATCATCAACCGGAAACTCGCCTAGATGCAATTGCGGATGATCTGGGTCCCAACATTCTGGGCACACCAAGAGATCATAGTTACGCCCTTTGACGACTTCTTTCTTCAATACCTTAAGTAAGTAGCGACCGTCGCAACGATCACACTGTGCAATCGCTTTTTTGCCGGATGCAAACCGGTTACCCATCAGGCTCTCCCGATGTACATCTGTCTAGGCACAAGCCGCAATGAAGCTTTTTCGTGATCTTCGTACGCTGCCAATTCCCAAGTCTCGTCATACTGCTGTTTCAGCACGCCCAAACGCGCAACGCCTTCAGGGATTTTCCCTGCAATGTAATAAGCCAACCCAGCAGCCATAGCCGGAATAAACCGGAAGGGGACGTCCATGACGTTTACGCCACCGCCCGCATCTTGGGTGCGACGCAGGCGCCAGTAAACAAACTGGTAATCTTGCGAATTATCTGGTGTTGGCCACACAGTGACCGCTGGGACTTGCTGCCAATAAACAGCAGTGGCATCGGCGTGAGCCGCTGCGGTTGTATTCTGTTGGCCACGGAAACAGTTGTATAGGGTATTCCCTGATGTGTATCCGTAGTTGATGATCTCAGAGCCGACCTTTACAAAGCCAGCGGCGGGCAAGCCCACGACGGAGTCAAGCGTTATCTCAGTGTCTGTTGCCGTGATCGCCCCGCTCAAAACAAGCCCAGTGGGTGACGTCTGGCCGTTGTAGCGCTGAATCCAAACCTGAATCGGTCTGGCTTGCTGAATCTTGTTGGGTATCGTCGCATAGGTAGAAACACTAATACGCGTAATGGTCAAGTCAGCTTGCGTTGCGGCGGAGTTGCCGCCTGTGCGGATGACATGCTCTAGCAAGTCAATAGTATCGTTGGGGAGCGCATAGGTATTCTGCCCCGGCGTCAAATCAATAACGCCTGTTTCTATGGTCCACAGATTGATACCACGGTTGGCCCAGTCGGCAAACATAATATTGAGGCTACGCCGCGCAGTACGCAAGTCGTAGCCCGTGCGAAGCTCGCGCCCAGCGCGTTCGAACGCTTCCTCAACCAGCTCAGCTAGGTCAAGGTTGAACGACTCTGCACCGGACGTATTGGCCATTTAGCAACTCCATGCCCGAAGGCTTTTGTTAATTCTAGAGTTCGGGTCTTTCGCTGTTTTTGCGGATGTCAGCTTCTTTTTCATACCTTCCATCCGGGCACAGAAAGAGTCTTTTCTCGATCCGCCTTCGGGTTGAGGCGGTTTCAAGTTCATCCCTTGCTTTTTCGCAGAGGCTCGGCCCTTGGCGTTCAAACCCCCATTGGGGTTCTTGCCTTCTTTTCGCTGCCATGCTGGACTCTTAGCCATGATTACTCAGCGGTGGGCGCTTCTTCAGCAGAGGCTTCTTCAACTTTGGCTTTCTTGGCCTTGGCTGGCTTCTCTTCTTCAACTACTACCGGAGCTTCTTCGACTACTACCGGAGCTGGCGCTGGGGCCAACTTAGCAAGCAAGACGGCAACGTCTTCGGGCACCACACCGGAGGCATTTTGGTGCACATCGGCGTACATTTTCAAGCTGACCATTAACAGATCGGCTTCTTCTTGGGTTACGTTCAGTGCTGACATACTATTTCCCTTTTGCAGTTTTTGCAGAATCAATAAACGCTTGCTCAGTAGGAGCGCCTTTGGCTCCGGGCTTGCGCATCTTTTCACCGCGCTTACGCTTGGCATTGATGTTGGCATAAAGTCCAACACTTCCGCCCTTAGCATACTCGGTAAAATCCGTGTTATCGCGACGCGGCTTGGTTTTAGCGTTAGGCATTTTTGACGGGCGGATTGCGCCCATTCCACGACTAGACATCATAGGTACCTACCTTTTGTTTTGCCACGTATTGCACGGCCATCCGCTGCTTTTACGTAGCCACCTTTTTTAGCCTTTATCATAGGGCCATCGCCGGGAACCCGCAACACTTCTTGGCTAATTGGTGTGCTTGCTGCATCAGCGGAAGCGTCCATCGGTGTAGACGAAACCCCCCCAACAGTAATTGGCCCACCACCAGCCGCGAAGCGTTTTGCTCGCATTACATGCGCCCACCGCCGCAAGCGACGATAGTGCCACGAGTTTTGCCTTTTACAGCAATGCCGTCGGCGCGTGAAGAGGCGGAACCACCCTTGGCTTTTTTAACCACAATGCCGCTACCAAGTTGCTCTGGCATGCCTTTTTTATCCACCTTACCAGCCGACTTGTCATCGGGCTCTTTCGGGGGCTGGCCTTGGTCAGCGGTCCACACTTTGTCTTTAGCCATGATCAGCTCCTTAGCACTTAGCCATTCCGCCTTTTTTCATGCCCTTGTTACCGGGCATGACGATCTGCTTGCCTTTGGTTTTGCCTTTGGAGGCTACGCCATCGCGGCTAGGAGCAGCGGTTTTTACTTTTTGCATTGTCTTGCTGTTGCCAGCGTCGATTGATTTAGCCATGACTCGGCCTCCTTCTTTAAAAAGTTCAGTTTTGCCGTGGCGGGTGCTCGGCTTGTTTACTTTCTGCAGGTCGGGGCGGGTTTTTGGTCCTGCACCAAACTTCAGACCTTTGTCGGCTTGAGTAAACTCTTGGCCAACTTTTTGGGGGATACCCAATTCTTTTGCCTTGGCAGGGTTGTTCGCAACCATAGCCATAAGGTTATGCTGTTTTTTACTGGTTGACGGCATTGCGCTTCTCCATGAGACGGTCCAGTTTTTCATCCAAGCGATCAAGCCTGTCCAAGACCCTGTTAATGTCTGCGTGAACCTCGATCTTGGTGACGTACTCTTTGGCAATCTCCTCCCGTGTGCGGTTAAGAAGTATTGTGATTCGAGCAAGCTCATCAGCCTTGTCTTTTAAAACCCAGCTCAACAGACCTAAGCCCGCTGACAAGATTATGTTCCAGATCATCGTTTCCATTA